AGAAAATATAGTTGGTTCAACTTCCGGTGCTTCTCATGCACTCCTTGTAGCAGATACAAATCCAACAGATGATGGATTTGCGGACAATTTTGACATTCAAACAGAAGCAAATGAGATTTTAGACTTTACAGAACATAATCCATTTGGAATACCATAAATAAACATTAACACAGTTAAATAGTAATATAATAAAATTTTACATATGTTTGACTATTTTTACAACGAAATTTTAAGGAGAACCATTATTTCTTTTGGTACTCTGTTTAATAATATCTCAATACAACATACGGATACTTCCGATAACGTGACTAGCGTTGTAAAAGTTCCTCTTGCATATGGTCCTACTCAAAAGTTTCTTGCAAGATTAGAGCAGTCACCAGATCTTAATAAATCAACGGCAATCACTTTGCCTAGAATGTCATTTGAATTTACTGGTCTTACATATGATCCACAAAGAAAAGTAACGACAACACAACAATTTACTGTTAAAGATCCAACGGATGGATCAGAAACAAAAAAAGCATATATGCCAGTTCCATATAATATGCAATTTGAACTGAGTGTAATGACTAAACTTAATGATGATATGCTTCAGATCATTGAGCAGATTTTACCATATTTTCAACCAGCATATAATCTATCAGTAGAACTGATAGAAAGTATTCAAGAAAAAAGAGATATTCCAATTGTTCTTGAAAACATCACGATGCAAGATGATTATGAAGGAGATTTTACTTCTAGAAGAGTTCTTCTTTATACATTGAGATTTACAGCTAAAACATATTTGTTTGGTCCAGTTTCTTCTGCTACTACAGATATTATCAGAAGAGCAACTGTCAGTTATATTACTGGAACAGATATTACAAATACTACGAGAGAACTATCATACTCAGTTACTCCAAGAGCACTTAAAAATTACACTGGTGATGTAACAACGAACATCTCTTCGGATATTACAACTACAAATACAGTGATTGAAGTTGATGATGTTAGTGGACTTACTACTAAAACTTACATTGACCTCGAAGGTGAAGAGTTATACATCACTAAGATTTCTGGAAATAAAATTACTGTCAAGAGAGGTCAAGATGGAACAACCATTACCTCTCACCTGAAAGGTGCTCCAATCAAAACAATTACTACTGCAGATAACGCACTAGTAGAGGAAGGAGATGACTTTGGATTTAGTGGTAGTATTTCATGAAGATGACAAAAAAGTATGAAAAACTAAATGAAACATTTGATGTTGATGGGGACATAGTTCCAGTTCAAGCAGAAAAAATTTCAGAAAAAGTAGAAGATAAAAAATCTTCTTCGGATGATATTAAAAAGGATTATGAATATACAAGAGGAAATTTGTATTCTCTGATTGAGAAGGGACAAGAAGCAATTAATGGTATTCTTGAACTAGCACAAGAAACTGAACAGGCAAGAGCATATGAGGTTGCTGGACAGTTGATTAAGAATGTTGCTGATGCGACAGATAAATTGATGGAACTTCAGAAAAAACTTAAAGAAGTTGAAGAAGAAAAACAGATTAAAGGTCCATCAACAGTTAATAATGCTCTCTTTGTTGGATCTACAGCAGAATTAGCAAAAATGTTAAAAACTGGACTAAATGAAGAAAATAAATAGTTAAAAAAGAACAATGGCAGTACCAGCAGTCAATATTACAATTGAGCAAGGAGCAGATTTTGCTTCAACCTTTACAATTACAAACTCCGATGGATCTGCATATAATCTTTTAAATAATTCTGCTGTTGCCAAGTTAAAAAAATTTCCAGGATCAGAAACATCATATTCTTTCAGCACTTCTATTACGGTAAGCACTGGTAAAATTACACTAACAATGGCAAATAGTGTAACTAGCACCATTCCTGCTGGAAGATATTATTATGATATATTGCTAACAAACGATACGACCGGATTAAAGACAAGAGTTATTGAAGGTATGGCACTTGTTTCTGCTGCTATATCATAAATAGTTGAAAGTGCCTCAAACAAATGGCAGATTTTCAAATAAGATTAAATCGAGCAAACAACTACACAGTAACTCAGGAGAAAACCGTTGTGGCAGAGTTTCTTTCTGATTTAGCAGATGTTTCTGTCTCCAACTTGGCGGCAAAAGATAATTTTGTTCTCACTTATAATGCAACATCACAAAAATATGAGTTAGTCCCTGCAGATCAAGTATTACAATCTGCTGTGGAAGATTCTAATATTCCTGATCAATTTGTTGATCAACTTGACGTTCAACTTGACAGTAAGATTGATTTGGATGCTGGTGGATTTTAAAACACTAAATATTATTAGTAAAAAATAATAGTAGAAATGGCTGCACCAGTAATTCAGTTTAAAAGGGGTCTACTAGCCGACCTCCCTGGTTTGAGAGCAGGTGAACCAGGATTCACTACTGACAGTTATGATTTCTATATTGGCATTTCATCAGAAGTATCTACCAACAAATTCTTTGGTTCTCATAGATATTGGACTAGAGAAACAACTTCAACAGGTAGTGGATTAAATCTTGTTGAAGGAACTGCAAATGGTTCGGGATATATTACTTTAAAATCTCCAGATAGTCTTTCTGGTGTAGGAACTTATACTCTTCCAGACACTAGCACTATTTCTGATGGATACTTTTTGAAAGTATCTTCGGATGGTACTTTATCTTGGGATACTTCAAGTGGAACTGGTGGTGTTTTCACTGATAGTTCTCATACTGGCATTACAAGCATCAGCGGATCTCTCAATGTAAGTGCTGGTTCTGATTTTTCAGGAATTACAACATTTACTAATACAACCGACAATACTTTAGGAGATGCTGATACTGGTGCTGTTCAGATTGATGGTGGTCTTGGTGTTAATAATAATGTTACAGTTGGCGGAAACTTAAACGTACAAGGATATTCGGAATTTGTTGGAGTTGCAACATTTAGAGGTGGAACCATTAATCTTGGTGATGGTAATACCGATAATATTAATGTTGGTGGTGAGTTTGTTTCAAATCTTACTCCAAATGATGATGCAACTTATGATATTGGTACTGGATCTCAGAGATGGAGAAATGCAAATTTCTCTGGGATCGTTACTACATCCTCTGCAACTGTTACTGATTTAACCTCTGGAAGAGTAGTTCTTGCTGGAACTAATGGACTTCTTGAAGACAGTGGAAATCTTACATTTGACGGTTCAACATTAACTGTTACTGGAGAAATCGTAGTTAATAGTGGAGTATCAACATTCACTGGTGCAATTGATGCAAATGATGGGGCAGATATTTCAGGACATACTGAATTAGATAATGTTAACATTTCTGGTATCGTAACAGCAGCGAGCGTTGTATTTGGATCAGGAACTGCAATTACTTCTGTTAATACAGATTTATCTTCCGTTTCTAGTAGTGATGATACTCTCGCATCAGCAAGGGCAATTAAATCTTATGTCGATTCTCAAGTAACTGCACAAGATTTAGATATTCAAGGTGATACTGGTGGAGCACTCTCGATTGATCTCGATAGTGAAACTCTCACAATTGCAGGTACTGCTGGAGAGATTGAAACATCTGGTTCTGGAAATACTATCACCATTGGACTTCCAAATACAGTTCTTGTTGGAACTGCATTAAGTGCTCCAACTGTACTAACTGCTACGGTTCAACACTCCAATGGAACTACCGCAGCAACCATTGATACTTCAGGTAATTTAACTGCATCACAAAACCTGACTGTTACTGGAAATCTTTATGTAAATGGTTCAACAACTCAAGTAAATACATCCTCAATGACTGTTGAGGATAGAACTATTGAATTGGGTCAAGTTGATGGTTCTGCTCCTTCTTCTGCAACTACTTGGGACTTAGGTGTCCTCTTTAATTACAATGCATCAGGTGCAAAGAAATCTGCTGTTATCTGGGAACATGCAGACTCAAGATTTAAGTTTGGTTCTCAAGTAACTGATGGTGGTGGAACTGATAATGACAGTCCACAAATTACGGTCTCTAATTATGCTCCTATTGAAATTGGATCTCTTTGGGTTAATGATTGTGCAGGACAATCTCAAGTAATATCTTGCACAGGTACTGAAAGATATCTGGAGAATATCACTATTGATGCTGGAACTTTTTGAGTTCGGGATTTAATAACATAATCTAAATAGTGGAAGTAGAAATACTTCCACTTTTTTATGACTGAAGAAGATTATAAAGATGTCATTGCATCTTATCAACAAAAAGCCTTTGATTTGTTTAATCAGAATATCGTCTACGAAACTCAAATTAATACTTTGAAGAAAAATATTGCTGAATTGCAATCAGAAATTCAAGTGTTGAAAAGTAGAAATAGGGAATCTAATCAAGATTCTTATTGAATAAATATATAAAATGATCCGATATATATCGGAATTAAGGGTACATACCTAACATGGGGACTTGAATGGCAAATCCAAATATTAGAATAAAAAGGACAGCAGTTCCGGGCAGAAAACCGACGATAGAACAACTATCTGTCGGTGAACTTGGACTAAACTTTTTTGATGCTGATCTTTTTGTAAGGAGAGAGAGATCAGGGATTGGAACTGATGTCGTAAGTGTTGGTGCAGGCGCTACAGTAACCAACATTTTATATGTGACATCTGATGGAAGCGATACAAATACTGGCAAAAAATTAGGAGATGCTAAAGCAACTATTGCTGGAGCAGTTGCCATCTCAACAACAGGAACAGTTATTAAAGTTTCTGCTGGAACTTATGTAGAAAATAATCCTATTAAGTTACCACCTCAAGTAAGTGTTGTCGGAGACAGTTTGAGAGAGGTAACTGTACAACCACAAAATTCCAATGAAGATCTTTTTCATGTAGCGCCTGGAAACTACATTTCAGAAATGTCTTTTTCTGGTACTATGGATGTTGGAAAGGCAGCAATTGCCTTTGATCCAGATACTATTAGAAATTCAACTCAATCTCCATACATTAGCAACTGTACTAATTTCATAGAAAATAGTATTGGGATGAAAGTTGATGGTAATCATGTTTTAGGTGACACAAAAAGCATGGTTACTGACTCCTATACACAGTTCAATAAAAACGGTATTGGAGTTTCTATTACAAATGAAGGTTATGCTCAGTTAGTATCATTATTCACAATATGTCCAGACACTGCAATTTATTGTGGTTCTGGTGGAGGTTGTGATTTAACAAACTCAAACTCTTCATTCGGAAACTATGGACTAATTGCTGATGGCGTAAGTGAAGAAAAAATTTCAGGAATTGTAACCGTAGCTGCAGATGCTGGTAGTTCTGTATTTACTGTTGCTGGATTGGGAACAGATTTGCCATATGATGGGCAAGTAATTGTATTTGACAATTTATATTATGAAATTGATAAACTAGTTGTTGGTTCTGGTGGAACTGGATATACTGAAGAACCAACTATTACCATCGATGCACCAGGAACTTCTTGGGGTGTAAGAGCAACAGCTTCTGCTAATATTGAAAATGGTTCTATTACCTCAATTAACATTATTTCAAATGGAAGAGGATATGGATCTTCAATCCCTACAGTAACAGTATCTTCACCAAATGTTGGTATTAATACAGCAACAGTAACTGCAGTATTAAAACCAAAATATTATTTGATTGAAAGTGCAACTGTACCTGTAGATGGAATATCTAATATAACAATTACAGAAAATCTTCCATATGCAGTTGGTGTAGGAACAACAGCACCAATTTATAAACAAAGTAGAATATTAGCATCCAGTCATTCATTTGAATATATTGGAAGTGGGGTGACTATTGCAACTGCACTGCCACAAACTGGTGGAAGACCAATTCAAGAAAATGAAGTAATATCAAAGAATGGTGGATTGGTTATTTACACTAGCACAGATCAGGCTGGTAATTTTAGAATTGGTGATGGCGTGCTTATTGATCAAGCAGCTGGAACCATTTCTGGTAATTTTTATTCCAAAAGTTTAATAGCAAATGTTACGCCAATCGTATTAGCATTAGGAGGTAAGTAAAATGGCATTAGCACTAAACGTCTACAAAACAGTAACACAAGTTATTCCTACTAGTGCAGTTGGCATTTACACTGCTCCTGTTGGTTATTCCGGTGTTGTTCTTTTAGCACAAATTTCTAACATTGGTTCGTCAACAGAAACAGTTACAGTATCACATCACAGATCAATAGCTGGAACAGCAGTTACTACAGAGATTGTGAAAGACTTTCCAGTTCCTGCAAATGATGCTGCAAGTATCTTAGATGGAAAACTCATTATGGAACCTAATGACATTATTAAGGTTTCTGCTAGCAATGGAACTGATCTCAAGTTCATTGGAAGTGTTTTAGAAACACTTAACTGATAGGAGAGTAGATATAAATGGCAGAATTATTGAGCGGAACAAAAAGAAGTTTAAACGTAGGTATAACTTCATTTAGTGAAGGAACAACAACATTAACAGTTGTTGGTATTTCATCTCTTAGTGACGTTGTACTTAATGGTTCTGTCAATGCTGGTGGAACAACAGGAAGTGATGGACAATATTTGCAGTCAACTGGCGCTGGTGTTACTTGGGCGTCAGCAGCTGCACTTAGAACTGATAACAACTACACTGCTACTGCAGGACAAACAACATTTTCATTAACATACACAGTTGGACTAATTGATGTTTATGTTAATGGTGTTAGATTGACAGATTCTGAATATACTGCATCAAATGGCACAAGCGTTGTCTTCAATGAAGCATTATTTGGAGGGGAATCTGTAGATATTATTGCATATACATCTTCAGGTTCAGTAAGTTCTGCCTCAGAAAGTGATACATTGGATTCCGTAGTGGGAAGAGGATCTACCACTAGCAATGGAATTACAGTTGGGATATTAACAGCTACTTCTAATGTATATGCCGATTCAATTAGAAGAAATACTGACAACAGTACGAATACTAAAATTGCATTAGATGCTGGTTCTTTAAAATTATATGCAGGAAATGGTGTAACTCCAAAAGTTCGTATTAATGGTGGAGTTGGAATTAATACTGACTTAAGTGTATCTGGGGTTGCAACTGTAACAGGAGATCTTACAGTTCAGGGTGCTATCAAATCAGATACTTTCTATTTTGTAAAGAGATCGACAAACACGAACATCACATATCCTGGTAGTTATGGTGCTGTTACAATTGATTATGAAGATGGCGGAGATGACTATGGTTCTACGGATGCAATGTGGGATAGTTCAACTGATAGATTTACTCCAACTGTAGCAGGGCTTTGGTACTTCCGTGCAAGTGTTGATTGTTATTCTGGAGCAACAGAGGAAGGTGGTGTAAGCATTTTAAAGAATGGTAGTCTTGTAACGCAGATCAGTCATGTTGGTGCTATCAATCCAGCCGCAACAACTCATCTTTATATGAATGGCACGACTGATTATGTGCAATTTACAGCATACACACAAAGTGCCAAAACACGCGGGCAGAGTGCTCAAAAAAGTTTCTTTGAAGCACTCTTAGTTAAGCAAGCAGAGTAGTAGTTTCTAAATAATTAGATACAATCCGAGTGAATACGATGATGGATTGTAGAACGTTCTACTAACCCACTAACTTAAAAAAAATGGCATTTAACAGAGAACTTTCGCAATTTGCGAATTATCTCGCCTTAGACGCCTCAGCTAATTACATTGGCATCACTACAGCACAAGATGCGAATGTTGGTATTGGCACTGCCACACCAACTTCAAAACTTCAAGTGCAAGGTGATGCTTTAATTTCTGGTATCACCACCTCCACTGGAGGATTTGTTGGTGATCTTACCGGAGATGTTACAGGTAATCTTACCGGTAACGTAACAGGCGACGTAACAGGCGATCTAACAGGCAACGTAACAGGTAATGTAACAGGCGACGTAACAGGCAACGTAACTGGTGATGTAACAGGTGATTTAACAGGCAACGTAACTGGTGATGTAACAGGTAATGCTGATACAGCAACTGCTCTTCAGACATCTAGAGATTTCAGTGCTTCTGGAGATGCAACTGCTTCTGCAGTTTCTTTTGATGGCACAGGAAACGTTGACTTAGCACTTACTTTAGCTAATACTTCAGTATCTGCTGGTTCATATGGTTCTTCTTCAGAAATTCCAACATTCACTGTTGATAGCAAAGGTCGTCTGACTGCTGCTGGAACAGCTTCTGTTTCCACAGGAATGACTGTTGCTGGTGACACTGGATCAGAAAATATCAATCTCCTTACAGAGACACTGACTATTGCTGGTGGAACCAACTTAACTTCATCTGCTGCTGCAGATACAGTTACAATCAATCTTGATCCAAATATCTCCCTCACAAGTGTTACTGCTTCTGGTGTTGGTTCATTTGGTGGTGGAGTTGTTGCTGAAGTAACTGGTAATGTAACTGGAGACTTGACTGGTGATGTAACAGGTAATGCTGATACAGCAACTGCTCTTCAGACATCTAGAGATTTCAGTGCCTCAGGAGATGCTTCAGCTTCTGCAGTTTCCTTTGATGGTACAGGAAATGTTGACCTTTCTCTAACATTAGCAACTGTCAATAGTGACACAGGATCATTCGGTTCTTCAACTGCAATTCCTGTTGTTACTGTTAATGCTAAAGGTTTGGTTACGGCGGTTTCTACTGCTTCCGTTGGTACTGCTTTAACAGTCGCTGGAGATTCTGGTTCTGAAAACATTGATCTTCTCACAGAAACACTGACTATTGCAGGTGGTACAAACCTGACTTCATCTGCTGCTGCAGATACAGTTACAATCAATCTTGATCCAAACATTTCACTTACTAGTGTAAATGCTTCTGGTATTGTAAGTGCAAGTTCTTTTGCTACTGGAGCAGAAGGAAGTGCAATCA